TGGATGGTTCGATCATCATTCCCGCGGGCGGGTTCATATTCATCTACACGCTCACAGTGGTCCACGGTTTCTTCTCGATGAACTGGGAAGAGATCCCGGCGTAAGCATCTGATGGTGCTTGAATGGCTGGGCGAACTCTCGGAAGAAGACCGTGCGCAACGGATCAAGGAAGCGTTCGGCAATGTGGCGGTGACCGAAGACGGCCAGATTGTGTTTCATGTCATCTTCGAGAACCTCTATTTCTTCCGTAGAGCCGAGACTGAAGAGCATCAGGCTCTTAACAACTATGCGAAGTTTCTTCTCCGATATTTCGGGGAGGATTCAATCTACAGGGTCATGGAGGCCCTGTTAAAACAGAAGGAGTAAGTATGAGCGATCAACAGGCTACCGCGCCCGACAAGGATAACGCGGCTGCCGTAGAAAACGCGGCAAAGGGGGGTTCCCTCCTCACCGGCGAGGGCGAAGGCACCACGTCGTTGACGGAGAGTGTGACTCTAGAGTTGCCCCACGCATGGATGAACGGGATGACTACTGAACAGAAGGCGGATGCAGATCTGATCAAGGCCGTATCCAAGTTCGAGAAAGGGATACCGGATCTCGTAAGGTCGTATGCAGAGCTGGAAAAGAAGCAAAGTCAAGCTGTCAGTGTTCCTAACGAGAAGGCGACCGAGGAGGAAAAGGTACGCTATCGCAAAGCGATCGGCGTGCCAGAAAAACCAGAAGACTACAAACTGGAAAAGGCCGAATTGCCGGAGGGACTCCTGATAGACGAGGCGATGCAGAAAGATTTCTTGCAAATCGTCCATACCGCCGAGCTGAACGACACACAGGTAAATACGATCCATCAGTGGTACATGAAGACTATCGGCGAGCAGTTCGTGAATGCACAGAAAATCGTGAAGGCAACAGAGAAAGAAACTGTGGACTATCTGCGGCAAAAGCATGGAGTTGGTTACGACGCCGAGATGTCCTACATGGAGCGCGGATTCAATCTAATACGCACACCGCACATCTCTGTTCTACTCGCAAAATCGGGAATTGGTAACGATCCTGAGTTCATCGAGAAATGTATCGAACTTGGGAAACGAGTAAAAGAACACGAGTTCGTAGACGGTTCCCGAGGAGAACATCTCGAGACCGGTACTGTAGGCCAGCGGTCGGACGAAGAGATCGCCGCAGTCGTGTACCCTCCGAAGGAAGGCCAATAGTTCCAGGAGTAGTCCAATCGGAGGTAGGAAATGCCTACCATTGGAACTCTCGTAACCTATCTGGATATAGCATCCAGATTAGGCCCCGACAACAAGATAAGCGGCATCATCGAGCTGATGAAGCGGACCAACACGATTCTCGATGATATGCATGTTGTCGAGGGGAACCTGCCCACTGGTCACAAATCGACCATACGGACAGGACTGCCAACGGTCGCCTGGCGCCTGCTTAACTACGGCATCCAGCCCAGCAAATCCATCACATCTCAGGTAACCGATACCTGTGGGATGCTGGAGGCGTATGCCGAGGTTGACAAGGCCCTTGCGGACCTGAACGGCAACACGGCAGCGTGGCGGCTGTCAGAGGATAACGCTTTCCTCGAGGCCATGAACCAGACTATGGCCACCACCATTTTCTATGGCAACCAGAACACGAATCCGGAGCGGTTCACCGGTCTGATGCCCCGTTACCCACAGTACGGAGCAAATCTGAGCACCATTACAGCATACAACTGTATTGATACTCACGGTGCGGCCAGCGGTGCGTATCAGACTTCGATCTGGTTGATCGTTTGGGGTCCGAACACCGCACACGGGATCTATCCGAAAGGTGCCGAGGGTGGTGGTTTCAACCACCAGGATCTTGGGGAAGTCACCTTGATGGATGCTCAGACCCCGGCCGGGCGGTATCAGGGCTATCGGACCCACTACAAGTGGGATCTCGGCTTCACGGTCAGGGATTGGAGGTACGTGGTACGTTGTGCCAACGTAGACACTGCACTGCTATCTTCAACCGTGGTGGATTTATTCGCCGCAATGACCAAAGCCTACTACAGAATTCCTTCCTTCGGGATGGGCCAGGCAGTTTTCTACTGCAACAACCTGATCCTGGAATTTCTACAGCAGCAGGCTGCAGTCAAGGCTAATGCCGCCCTGCGGTATGAAGAGGTCGGCGGAAAACCGATCACTCGTTACATGGGCATTCCCATCAAGCGGTGCGATGCGATCATCAACACCGAAGCCGAAGTGCTCACGATTTAAGGAAAGGAGGAAAAGCTATGATCATTGACAAAGATCTTTGCCTTTGCGCCGTCGCTACTACGGCCGGAGTGGTATCAATAACACCCCAGGCTGAAACCACGGTCGCCACCCACGTGTCAACCAACGTGATCGACCTTACGCACATCCCGCGCAACATCATTAACCAGCTGTACTTCGTCTTCCAGTGCGCAGTCGCTCCGATCTCCGCAGCAGGCGGGACACTCCAGATCGACCTGGTCACATCGGCAGCCACCGGCCTCACAACGCCCACAGTGATGTGGAGTTCCGGGATCCTGGCGAATGCGACAATCGTAGCCTGGGCCGCAAACAGCACGATATTCGCGTTCAAGATTCCCGCCCAGATGGCGTTGCGGTATATGGGCTGCAACTACACCATCGCAGGTTTCGCACTCACTGCCGGCAGCTGGAGAGCGTTCTTCACTGTCGATGCGCCGTACCTCATCGCGGCTACGCCGTAAGGAGGTAGAACGTGGAACCGATTTTAGTAGAGGTCGAGTGCATCCAGAATACAGCTGCGGATATCGATTACTTCGAGCAAGGCCGTGAATATACGATCGACATGGTGTGGGCCAAGAAAAGGGACATCTGGCAATATTTCAGACCGCTCCGCGAAGTCTCGGCGAAAGAGGCTGAGGATCGCATCCATGATGAAATCCTACCCGAGAGGGAAAAGATTAATCAGGAGCGAACTGAGGCCAACAAAGAGGCTGAAGCGAAGATCACAGAGAAAAAGCCGGAACCGGTGAAGTCCTATCCAGGTCCTGAGTCTCAAACAAGTCATAAGGACAAGATTCTCGGCAGCCAGATAGGTCGTAAGGCCAAGAAGTAGTTCGCAGAGCAGAGAAAAATAGTCCGGGGGGCGAAATCCCCCCGGATTTTCCACAGGAGGGGATTATGCCTCGCAAAATGGAACGAAAGCTGAAGGCGACAGCGAAGAAACGGGGATACGGGAAAAAACGAACCGGCCGCTATGTTTACGGAACTATGCGAAAAAAGACCGGCTGGAAGCCAAGCACCCAGAAGAAAAGGTAGTAGATGACGAATCTGGAGATCATAAACAGAGCTCTCCGCAGTCTTGGCAGTCTGCCGGCCTCGATCATAACAGACACAACCAAGAATGCCGCCCGGGCGATCACCGCCTACCCTCTATGCCGGGACGAGATCCTACGTTTGATCCCTTGGCCCTCGTGTTGCCACCGTGAGCTTGCGAAAAACATGATCGACCAGGCCTGCCCTTGGACCGCCAGCCATGCCTACCTGCTCGGCGAGCGCGTTACCAACGACACCAACAAAATCTATCGATGTACCGCCGCAGGGATCTCCGCTGCAGCCGGAGGGCCAACGGGTACGGGTGCCGGGGTTACCGATGGTACCGTGATATGGGCCTATGTGGGACCATCCACGGCACTGACAAACTGGTGCCACTGGCCGTCGACCGCCTACGTGGTGGGCGACCTGGTGACCTGGGATATCGGCAAGGTCTATGTCTGTGACAAGGCCGGCACGACCGCGGCTGCAACACCACCCACGGGAGTACTCGCAAATCAGGTCGATGGATCGGCCAGATGGGACTATTACGGAACGCCTCCCTACAACCGCACCGTGTACGCCTACCAGTACGTGATTCCCTATGATTTTCTGCGGGTATTCAAGGTTCCGAACCTGGCCGCGGCGAAGGAGAGCGACCAGGGAGTGCAGTATCTCCTGGAGGGCAAATGCCTGTATTGCGATCAAGACAATTCATTTATCAAATACACGAAGCGCGATTTGAATGCCCTGTCTTTATCGGAAGATCCATCCAATTGGGATTCCTTATTGTGCGAGGTCGTAGCACTGAAAATCGCCTCCGAGATTGCTTTTGAGGTCACTGGGAGTAAAGAAATTGCGATCCTGGCTTTTCAGAAGTTCTCAGGCGCATATGCCAGTGCGCGGATTGTTGCGTTGAATGAAGGAGCTGAAGGAACGCCGGAACCGGTGCGCTGGGAGGATGTCTGATGTTACAGCGTCCTGTCATTACCGATTTCACCGCAGGGGAGCTCAGCCAAAAGTTCTCCGGCAGATTCGATACCGAGCTATACAATAAAGGAAACCAGATCGTCGATAATTGGGTTCCGTTCACCCAGGGCGGAGTGCGGACCCGTCCGGGAGAAGAGTATCTGGGTATTACCAAGTTGGGGGCAAAGGCAAGACTTATCCCCTTTGTCGTCAACGAATCCAGTGCCTTTGTCCTGGAGTTCACCAACCTAAAAATACGTATCTGGAAAGATGGAGTTTTAGTAGGGGCTCCCACCGAAGTTACCACCACCTACACGACCACCGAGCTGTTTCAGATCCAGTACCAGAAAGTGCGCAATGTGCTGTACCTGGTCCATTACAGTCATGCGATTGCAACCCTGACCTGGAACGGGGGAACAGCGTTTAGCCTCGCAAACTTGACGATTGATTTCGCGGATGGCGTGGATGCCTGGGCGGCGAACACCGCCTACGTGGTGGACGATATGGTTACCAACGGAACCCCGATGAAGATTTATCAGTGTATCACCGCAGGAACCAGCGCGGGCGCCACTGGACCTACTACTGAGGAAGACGATATCACCGATAACACGGTCCACTGGTACTGGGTATGTACGAAACCCTTCAGTGCGGCAGACGATTATCCATCTTGTATCGCTCATTTCCTCGGCAGGATGTTCTACGCCGGCAGCATCAACGAACCCCAGACTACTTGGGCTTCAGAACCGTTCTGGTACGGGGATTTCAACTATTTCAACATGATCACCTATACCACCAAACAGTTGAAAGATGAATCTCTGTGGGCAAACCCGCTTGTTCCGGAGACCGAGGATATCAGCTACACGCGAAGCGTATACGGAGAGGGGGGCGCATTCTTCTTCGAGATCGCTTCAGAGGAGGATGATGATATTTACTGGATGATCGGGGCAGATGCCCTGATCATTGGAACGTGCAGCGCCGAATGGGTGTTGCCTGATACAGTAACAGCCTTGAATATCAAGCCGAAGCGAAGAAGTGGACTGGGTAGCGCTTTTCTGCAGGCGACCATGTTTCAGGATGCGCCTGTATTCGCACAAGGCACCCTGGCTAAAGCTCTGTTGCGTGAATATCCTTATCTCTCACAGAGTCCCGAAATACAATCCCCGGATCTGACCTTCGGCGCGGATCACATGCTTGAGAATGGGGTCACGCAAATAGCCGTAGCAAAGATGCCGCAACCTACTCTTTTCGCCGTGACCAACGGAGAACTCGCTGCACTTTTATACAACAAAGCCTATGGAGTGCTGGCCTGGTATCACATCACCACGGCCGGCGGGACGATCGAGAGTGTGTGCGTGGTTCCGGGAACTACCGATGATGAAGTGTATATCAGTGTCAACCGGGCCTCCGGCCGGGTAGTTGAGAAGTTCGACCACCTGTGGGCTACCGCAGACATCCCGCTGGATTCCTATGTTGATATCGCGGCAATCGCCGGCGCAACACAAAACGGACTTGCACGGTTCAACGACGAGACAGTTACAATCTACAACATCACGGATTCAACGATCCATACCGTGGCGGTAGCCAGCGGATCTCTGACCTATCCCGCCGGCGACGGTGTTGGCGATCATGTCGTCATCGGCATGGCCTTCACCTGCAGGGGTCAGACCATGCGCCTGAATACCCAGATACAGACGGGAACCGGGCAGGGCCAAACAAAGCGAATGGTGGCGGTCACCGCTCGAGTACTGGAAAGTATGCCGTTTAAAGCGGGCTATGCGGAGGCTGTCAACCTGGAAACTGCGCAGAAGTTTGACGGCTCCGCCTGGACTTCTGCCTACACGGGAGATGTTCATATTCCCGTGCAGGGTACTCCCCATCGGGACGCCTGGGTTTGGTTCATTCAAGACCAGCCCTACCGGACAACGATCTTGGTTCTGATACCGGAGGTGGCCGCATGACCAAGCTGACAGTGCGGCAATACGAACCCAAGGATTTCTTGAACATCGAGCTCATGGACTATGAGAAGAAGTGCCGGGAGGGACAGCCGATCAAACAATGGGCGGATATCAAGAAGATATCTGGACCCGCTGTAACTGTGGTGGATCCATTCGGAGAGATCGTGTTCTGTTGCGGCATTCACAATATGTGGCCGGGCGTTGGTGAGATCTGGGCTGTGTTCTCTCCTCTGGCGAAGAAATATCCGGATACCTGGATTGTGGCAAAGAAACTGCTTCATGGTTGTTTTTCTCAGAATGGGTATGTTCGCCTGCAGGCAGCCTTAGACCCTAAAAAATGTCCTGAATCTATCCGGTTCGACGAGCGATTAGGATTCAAGTCGGAAGGATTGATGAAGCGTTACGGTACACACGGAGAAGATATGATCATGTATGCCCTGGTGAAGGAGAAATAAGATGGGTACTGCGATAGCGACCATTACGGCTTTAGCTTCACTTGGTTTTCAGATAGGAGGTGCGGTATCAGCAGCGAGTGCTACCAAAGCGGAGAAGAAAGAAGCGATCATCGATTACTGGTATGCCATGGAAGAAATGAAAGCACAGGCCGCGGAAGCCGGTGTCGAGAGTGAAAGACGTCTAGGTACTATGAAAGAAGAAGGTGTCCTTTCGCTTAAAGAACAGGGTGCCCAAGTCGCCTACGAGGGACGCATGGCGATGACCGGAGCGGAAATGGCCGCATCTTCAGAGGAGGCGGGATTGGGAGCTGCCGGAGTCCGTGCAAAAGGATCGCCGTTGGCGGCCGCTCAACAGAACGTTGATCTGGCTTTCGCCGCAGCCGATCGAACGATCGAACGCGGGAGTGCCGGTGTAACCCTCGGCGGGGTGAAATTGAAGACTGGCTTGGCCGATATTGGGGCCGCCACTTCGTTGTTAACTGAACGATATAAGCGACAGTATGGTGAATATTGGAGGAAGATGAAGGCACTCGGAGGAATACGGTATCAACCATATGGCACAACTCAAGATGCGGTAGTGTGGGAAGGCAGTAGTTCAACCTGGCAAAACTGGGGTCAATACTGGGGATGGGATCAGTAATTCAGATAGAGGAATTGGATAATGAAACCTAGCTGGCAGTTACGACAGCAAGCCCAGACGTTTGGAACTCTGGCACAGATAACCCGCACAGTCGGGGGTCTCGCCGGCATGTTGAATGATGCCCAACGGGTGTCCCAGGTCAATCAGCAGTTGGCCTATTTAGAGCAAGCCTATAAGGATTACAACGAAAGCCTGCAGCAGAAGATGTTTGATGCCCGTGGAGAGTTGGAGATCACCGGTCCATCCGGCGGTCAAGCTCCATCGGTTGTCCAGAAACCTTTCGGTCAGGCATCACTCGCAGACATAGAAGCCGATGAGGATAAGTTCTTCCAGTCACAGTTGGAATACATAAACAAGAACACCACCAATAGAGATGCTCGCAGGGAAATGATCCAGCATCTCAATATGAAGAATATCCAAAACAAGAAGATCATCTCCGGTCAGTGGAACGTTGCGGCAGACCATGAGGCGATGGCCGGCCTGAATAAACTTTCTAGTACGCTTCTTTTATCCAACGATCCGTGGGAAGTCAAAGTTAACAAGATGTCCATCAGGTTGAAAGATATGGAACGGGTAGGCCGTATATGGCCGGAAGACGCGGATGCTTTCTTGGCTAAGTTCACGGCGGCCGCACAGTATTCCTTTGCCCGCGACGGTGCGATGACCATTATGAAGCAAACCGGAGATCCCGCTGCCGGCGAGGCGTGGCTTGCAGAAAACACACCCTTTTATGACGGCAATCCGGAAGTCAGGGCGAGTGTACTCCAGGATGTCAGGCAGGAGTGGGAATATCAGGGGAAGATCCAGGACTTGGCACTTGATGACTCGTTTGGTGATCTTTACAGCCGGACAGACACTCTCCAGAAGGCAGAAATGGCTCTTAAAGCGGTAGATTCTTCAGACTTTTTCCAGGGAGACAATAAAGTTAAATGGACGGACAGGTTCACAAGGTTACGTGAACTTTTCATTAACGATCAAGGCTTGACAGACGAAGCAGGCAAGAAAGCCTGGGACGACCAGATGGAGCAGAATGGTTATAAGGTGAAGATAGCGATGTACCAAGCCGAATTGGACGGCAAAGGCGTAGATGTAAGGAGGGGTATACTCGATAGCCAGTTATATGCTGAAGGTGGATCTAGAATATTGCTCAAGGATGCCGCTTCGATGTATGCGGATCTTACTAAAGCACAACCTACCGGATTGAAGTTTGCACTGGCCGAACTGAATGCGAGGATTAAAAATGATCCGAAATTGAGGGCAGAGGTAGGAATAAAGTTGGTACGGTTTTCTGAACAGCACCCTGACGCCACGGATGAACAGTACATGCAAGCAACAGAGAATTTTATAAATGAACACAAAGACTGGGTACTGAATACGCTTTGGAGTGAAACCAAGGAAATAACAGAAGACGTGCTAAAACAAGATAAGCGGCTCTTAACTAATGCGGAGAAGATGACGGGACAGATCGACAAAGGCGGATTCACCGCAATAACCGAGGAATGGCGAGAAGACCTGCTTCTTTATTCGGCTTATATGTTCCGGCTGGCAAAGCAAAGATATCCAGACTACAACTTTGTTTCTGTTTCCCCGGATACTTCAGGTACGGAAACGGGTGACTATGGGGCTGCGGTTCTGCTGGATAACAACAAGAACAAGTTTCGGTTCAAACTGGAAGACAATAAGTTGGTTCTTTACGGCTACCTGGGAACCCATGGGAATCTGATGGATAAATCCTGGGTCAAGATCGGTGAACCGGGAGCAGCCACCGGAGCGGAACAGGCGCAGGAAATCATCAGAAAACAAGAGAGAGAGGCGGAGCAGGAGGAGCTGGCCGCAGGAAGAGAAGTTGGGCGAGAACTCTACCGAGAGATCGTTCCAGAACTGAGGGGAGCTGGCAAAGCGCCGGAAATTGTTTTCGAAGATTGGTTTTTGACTGCAAGAGGTTGGTACAACAAAAAAACGGGCTTCGCTACGAATCCTGATCTGATAAAACGCTTGAATGAATTGAATAAATAGGATGGATACGTGTCTGATATAGATTATTACCTGGAACAAGTAGGACTACTTCACAAAAAGACACAACCTCCATCTGCTCCCAAGCCTGAGCCGGAATACCGTCCCATCAAGATGCCGGATGAAACTATAGACGAATACCTGATAGGTGTGGGCCTGGAGCCTAGTGCGATGTATAAAAGGCGCAGGGGGCCTATTCCAGAACCACCAGAGCCGGGTGGCTCACTGGCAGACTTACTAGCCTCTTCTGATGATCCGGTAAAAGAACTAAACGAAATCAACACTACGCGGTATATAGCCCAGACGTTCAAGTTGGACCCGGCGTTTGTTCAAGCCAATCTAGAGGAAGTTTCAAAGTTCTGGTTGGGTAAAGTTGTACCGCCACCAACTCTGGCGAAGTCTGTGAAAAATGCCTGGGATACTGGGCAGATAAACGACCAGATTGGCAAGCTGGCCGAGCGCTGGATGATGAGTCCAAACGGGGAAAACCCGGAGCTGGAAAGACAAATCAATGAACTGGTAAAGATTCGAGAGCCGTTGACCGAACTGCCTCGACCCATAGCGAAAGGATTTTTGCAAAATGCGGCAGAGTTGCTTCGCAAGGGGATCGTGACCGCAGCGGGGTCTTATCCGTTGATGATCAAATCCTACCTTATGGGAAGCATCATGGGCGGGGCTACCGGGATAGCCGCAGGCGCCCTTCTTGCCGTCAGTCCTCCTGGACTGGTCCTTGCCGGGATAAGCGAAGGTGCGAGTGTCCCAGCCATCACAGCAATGATGGGACTTGTTGGTTTTGCGACCGGATCTACCCAATACCTAATGAAATCAATGATCGGGCTGGCCTACCAGAGGATGCGTGAGGATGGAGTACCCCATGATATTGCTTCGCCTCTGGCGCAAATAGAGGGAACCATTGAGGGTGCTATCGAATCCCTTGGGAACATTGCTATCATGGCCCTCTTCCATGTTCCCATTCCCGGCGGTCAACTGCTATCGGATGTAGCCGAAAAGGTAGCTCTCAAACTGCTGTCCACTGGGGTCTTGGGCCATCTTGCTCTGGGTCTTTCCCGTGCCGTAGCTACTGGGGCTGCAGAAGGGATAGAGGAAACGGCTCAAGGTATTGCGGCTATTGCTACGGATGCCTATGCCAGGGAACTGATGAAAACTTGGGGATATGACTTTTCAGGAGTTGGACCGGGTGGTCAAGAGATCCTGGTGCCGGGTGCTGAGCGTCTGACCTTTGAGGAAGGTGTCAACCAACTTTGGGAGCAGACGACAAGCGGGATACTGGGCGGTTTGATTTTCGGCGTGGTCGGGATACCTCTGGGAGTCCGGGCTGATGTCCAGACTATGAACGAGATAAAGGGTCTGGCGGCAACCACTCCTTCTCGACTTGGATTCATCAACACCGCACTCAGGAACAACTACGGGCGGGAAGTCTCGGAAGTCAACAAAGGAAAGTGGGCAGAATACCTGGGAAAGGTCTGGGATCAGCAGCATCCCGGCAAGGCACCGGTGGCAGCAGTTCCGGTTACTGCTGAAGGAGCACCAGCCCCCGCAGCGGCTGTGGTTCGCACTCCCGAGGAAAGGCTTTACACCCAAGTAGAGGAGCGCACCAGGACCCGAGAAGGAGTTACTGCGGTTCTAAAGGCAGGAGATCCTACCACCGGAAAACGTTACGGATACGTGCAATATGAGACGGTCGGCGACCACATCTATATCGAGGATGTTGTCAACGAGACAGAGACAGATATGCGTCGAGAGCTCGTACTGGATTTGGCTGCTCGTTACCCTGGGCAGGAGATTGAGTGGAATCCCACCGATGAACTGGATGTTGCCTTACAGCAGGATTTGATTGCCACCAACCCTCGAGGAGCTGAGTACGGCTTACAGTGGTTCGAGGCGGCCGCTGCGCCGGCTGCACAGCAAGAGCTTACCCGTGGTCTGTTCGTACAGCGGATGGGGGAACTGTTCACCGCCGACACGCCGGAGCAGGCTGAGTTCTACGGGAAACTTACAGACGTTATCGCCAAGGTGTCCGGACAGACGACAGAGGAGTGGCTACGGAAGTACATCTCTCCCGAAGTGACTGCGATTACCGAGGAAACAAAAGAGGCACTGGCCGCAGGCCGGGGAGTAGCGGCCACCCGGTTCATGGTCGAGGGAAGGCCGATATCACCATTGGCCGTGGACCTGGAGGAGTTCAAGGGACAGGTCAAGGCAGTATTCACGGCACTGGGCAAGGCCGACTTCCATACCGGAGTCCACGAGTTCTTTCATGCGGTCGAGAGGCTGTCTCTTTCACCAGAGCAAATCAAGAAGTTTGAGACAGCTCTGGGCAAGTTGCGGGAAACCTGGACCACCGAAGACATCGAGAAACTAGCCGACTATTTCGAGGATTACCTGGCTACCGGCAAGGCACCCACACCGGAACTGCAAACTGTATTCCAGCAGATAGCAGCGGCACTCAAAGAACTGATCAGCTTTCTCAAAGAACGGTTGGGCGGAGAGGTAAGGCTCCTGTCACCTGAGTTCGAGAAGGCCTACGATTCTCTTTTTGCCAAGCCGGACAGTGGACTGGCACAGGCGAGGGCTGAAGCTCCTCCGGTTGCTCCGATCGTTACAAGCCAGGTCGAGGAAGGCATAGAGCCGTCTGCTGATAACGCTGTTACCATCATCCACCCGTCTTCTGTTACACCGCAGGAGATCGAGCTATCTCGCATTACTTTGAGTGAAGAGGTTCCCAATTTCAAGGAGATGGCCGACAAGCGGGGGATCATCGAGCCGCTACTGGCTGAAGAATATGTCAAAGTCGGGATCTCGCCCATTGTACTTTGGGAGCGTTTTGATGGTACACTAGAGATCATAACTGGCCGTCACCGGTTGGATCTGGCTCAAAGGTTGGGACTGCCGACCATCCTCTCTCAGATAGTTAGAGAGGCGGATGGGTTTACTGCTGCTATGGCTGGCAGTTTCGATGCCGAGTCAAATATTCGTGACGGACAGGGGAGTGTAAGAGATTATGCCGCGTATTTCAAAAACAGAGGCCTTACCGTACAAGAAGCATCCCGCCGCGGACTTCTGGATCGCCACAAGGGAAGAAGCGGCTTTGCGATTGGCAGATATGCCGCCGATGGTCTCTATTCTCTCTACCGAAACAATAAGATACCCGAAGCTAAAGCTAGTGCGATAGCCGCGGCATCCCTGGGAGATGAACGCCTCCAGGGACTCGGGATCAGCAAATCCAAAAAACTATCAGCAGACGAACTCGGTAACTTTATTGCTCTGGCCCGCCAGCAGGTAACTACAACCGAAGGTGTCCAGTCGGATATGTTCGGCTTTGACGACACTCTTATTCGGGAAGGTGAGAAGGTCGCCAAGGCTGTCAGTGCCAAGAAAGCTGAGCTCCTGCAGGAGCGTCAGGCTCTATCCTCAGCCCTGCGATTGAGCAAGGGAGCACAGGCGAAGATCGTCGAGAAATACGGATTCAAGTCCGGCGATGTGGCGGCGATCCAGGACCGTGTAGACGTGCTGGGTGCGGAGCTCGTGAGCTGGGAGAACTGGACGCAAGACCCGCAGAAGATGCGAGAAGCTCGAGAGTTGGCCGGTCTGCCTGTAGCCAAAGAACTACTGCACCCGGAGGGAGAGGAACCACCGGGATTCGAGTTGACGCCGTGGGACGACAAGCTACTCCGACCAAAAGAGAAGGCGACCCAGCCGATATTCGGGTTTGCCGAGGAGCGGGATGTCGGTCTAAAAGACTGGACCAAGACGCCAGAGGGTTGGCAGCACATCAGCGGCAAGATAGCCGACAAACAGACGGCGCTAGAGCTCACCAGGATGAAAGACCTGGCGGATAACCTGTCCCTGTTCCACCGGGATGAAGCGGCACAGAAGGAGTTCAACAAGGCAGCGGTCAAGATATTCGGTACGACAGACGACCCGGAACTCGCGGGTTGGATCCTGTCGGATGGCAAAATGCTCGACTTCGACTGGAACAAGCACGAGAACAAGCCCCGATACCTCGGGCGGATCTATCACGTCGAGATCAGCCAAGTATTCGAGAAGATTGACCCGAAGAAGATCCGTTACTTCCGTGGTGCCTACTCTGGGGCATGGCAGGCTGGAGCGATCCGCATAGACAGTACGCATCCGGGCGATATGTCCTTCCAGAGCACGATGGTGCCGACTTCCGAGCAGATGAAGACTATCGAAGATGCGGCGATGGGAAAGCGAAGGGTCTTCCTCGAAGTGATGGCAATCCCCACGGGCAAGATGGACTACGAGCGGTCGGTGCGCTATGAGAAATTGGAAGATCCAGATATGCGAGACATTCGCCAGTTCTACACCAGGGCTACGGCTACCCTGGCTCAAAGGCTGCAGCTATTCCATCCTGACTTACCAGAAGCTCCACCGATACCACAGACAGGAACTTATCTGGCTATCTTGACGGATGATGGCAGCATTTATGTCGATCTTTCCCTGGGCTTCTCGGCACACGTTCCGTTTATCAAGAAAATGGGAATCCCTCCCGGGCGCATTGTAAGTGGTGGTTGGGTTAAAGATGGCGTTTATGATGCGGATGTATATTCAGATACCATGAGATTTGTTGAACGTTATAAAGCTCAATTAAGAATAAGCGGCAAGAGACCGGGGGTGCTCTTACACCCGGATGACTGGCAAGGAAACTTTCTGTACGGCACCGAGATAGACTCAGAAATCTATCAGCAGTATGTGGAGGTCGCCAAGGGCTATGAGAGCGCCGAGGCTTTCCGTGCCGATATGGAGGAAAAATACGGTGAGCCGGGAGAGGCGGATATCGCTGGCGAAGTGGCCGCCAGGTTCTATCAGGAAACTTGGGATGAAGCACATAAGCCTGCCATCGAGCCGGAAGTTCCGCCTACCGTTCCCATCGAGTCGCCGGTCATCCCCGGCGCTGCCACCTACGACTATCAAGAAAAGGTGGACGCCTCGAGGGATATCGAGGATCGGGAGCTGGCCGCGAAGATCGAAGCTGGCGAAATCACGGAGAAGGGTATCGACAAACTGGCCGGAGAAGCGGAGGCAGCTGAGGGAACAGTAACCGAAAAGGCTACCAAGGCAACCGAAGCAACGGAGGAAGCCCTAGCCGGATTGACAGCCGAGGAACAACTCGCCATAAAAGCCGGCGACGAGCTCGAGGCAGCGATGGCAGAGCGGGAGAGAGTTGCCGGCAACGAAGTGAAGATGCTGGCGATCGAGCGGAGGATCAAGAGTTTTCGTACCCGTCTGATCAATGCTCTGGCTGGTAATGCTCATGTAGCGGTCATCATGGACGAGCAGGGAGCATGGAAGCGGATACTTTCTCGAGAGGCTCCGGTAGAAGAGGCGGAAGCCTACGTCGAGGGGATTACCTTCGGGCGGGAGATCCAGAAGATCATCGACACCGAGAAGGCGAAGGGGGTCTTAAAAGAAACCAAGATGCGGATGTACGCCGAGAAGTGGGCGGCGGTGGAGAAAGTCAAGGAGGGTGTACGCAAGGCCGCAGCACAGCGACGAGCGGCCAAAAAGCTCAGAGAAGTACGCAGGAAGCTGATCGCTCACATCACGCGGCCACCTGGACGAAGCATCCAATTTAAGGGTTATGCCGAGCAGATCCGGTTGATTCAAAAGGGGCTGGATCCCACTATGCGGGAGTACCGCATCGTGAACGGCGTACAGGTCATGGAAAAGACCATGAAGGGGTACGCCAGGGAGCAGACCCGCAAGTTCTTCGAAGAGAACCCAGAAGTTGCAGCACAGGTGCCGATGGAGAAGCTGGAGCGGTTCTACTCTGTCAACTTGCCGGACATGACGCTGGCTCAACTTGAGGAGATTGCCGACTCCATCGACATACTCCGCAAACTGGGCAGATTAAAGCGGCACCTGGAACTGGCGCAAAGGGCCCGTGCCGCGGCGAACCTGAAGAATCGGTTGGAAGGCGCAGTTCTACGCGGCGAGGAGCCGGAGAAGGTTATAGGCAGAGCGAAGCGCACCGGCAAGTCTCTGGCATTATGGATTCAAACCTTGACACCGCGCCGGGTGCTGTCCCTTCTGGATGGCGTGTTCGCCGGGGTAAAAGAAGGACCGTTCACGGAGCTGGGGTGGAAGCGAGTCAACGATGCCTGGAGTGCCTTCAAGAAAGCAGAGCGGGAACGTAAGACTTTCGTGCTGAACAAGATGAAGGAACTGGGATTTACCCTCAATCCACTGGCTCAACTCAAAGGTGAAGAATGGGTAGGGCGTAAGTTTGACATCGACGGGTTCCTCTACAGTGATGGGAACATGCCGACCCTCCAGGACGTGATGTACTGGTACATCGGGATGAAAAACGAACGCACTGCTATGGCCTTGATAGAAGGCAACAACCTGCCTGCGCAGGTAGTGATGAAGGGTATAGCAAAACTTTCCGAGAAAGAACGAGCGATGGCGGATGCGATCGACGAGGATGGATCAAAGAACTTCGCCCGCTACCGGGACGCTTTTATCGACCAGTTTAATATGGACCTTCCGGGTGAGGAACACTATGTCCGCATGGTCCGCCTGAAAGCAAATTATGAGATGCGAGAGGACCAGGCCATCGTAGAACTCACCGGGCGGGCGGGTATCTCCAAGCAGTTTGTTGCTCGACACTCTACCTACGCACGGATCGACATAGAGGCGGAACACCAGAAACCTATCCGCACGGATCTATTCAATCTCTGGGTCGAAGGAGTGCAGGAGCAGGAAGGATTCATCCATCAGTATGGACTGGTCAGGGAGATGCACAATATATTTGGAAGCGACCAGGTAACAGCCGCAGTCCAGCAAAAATATGGATCGGTACTAAATCACTGGCTGAAGAAGTACACCAGCGATCTCGCACAAGCAGATGCCTACAGAGCCATGAACGGGATAGATAAGCTTGCACGAACGTGTAGGAAACACGCAACGGTCGCCTGGTTAGGGTTTAACCTTCTGTCGGTAGCCAAGCAGTCAGTCGGTGCATATGCGTTTATGGCGGACCTGGGACCTTTGGCGCCGGCGTATCTATTGGAAGCCTCGGCGAAACTTGCGGCGGGATCGGTGAAGGCTGTTGCCGGCGGCCACTTTTTTCGCAATACGCAGGTGGATTTCGTGAAGGAACGCAGTGAGTTTGTCCGCAATCGGCAGATCAGCGTGGACCTGGAGAACCTGAAACATATTGATCCTGGACTCTACAGTGCCATCGTCGGGAAGATCGGCAAATGGGGCATGAAGGGTCTGGAGGTCATGGATATTACGACTGTGAGTATCGGCTGGACGGCAGTTTATGACAAAACGATGCAGGATACTCAAGGGAACGAAGCCAGGGCTATCGAAGCGGCAGATGCTGCGACTATCCGCAACTCCCCGTCTGCCAGAGTGCAGGACTTGGCTGAGATGTACAGACACGGGGAAATACTCAAGTGGTTCACGATGTTCACCTCCGAGTTGAACGTCATCTGGAACCGTTTGACTTTCGATATGCCGCTGGCGATGCGGCGTATGGAACTGTATCGCGGCCTTTCTGACATCGTGAGCATAGCTACTGCCGGGGTTGTGATCGCCATAGCCTCCGGCGCTCTCCAGGGTGATGATGAGGAAAAGAAAAAGAAACTGATCCTCGGTCTATTCCAGGAGTACGTTGAGAGCATACCGATGTTCGGGAATGACATTTTCTCTACCATCTCGGGCAAGTATTTCCAGACAGGAGGGGTGAGCATATTTCCACAAGTGCAGATGTGGGTAAATACAGCCGTACAGCTAACGGAAGGCGACTGGGATATGATGGTGCAGAAAGGTCTGCAAGCGCTGTCCTTCACCGTGGGTCTGCCACATACTGCCGGCAGACGAGCTTACAAGGCCATCAGTGAGGAAAATTTGGGCGCACTTCTCGGCTGGAGGAAGGAAGAATGAGCAGGCGCCTGCGGCGAGATCTCAACAAGCGCATTCCCTCAGCCGGCTATCACAAGTTCAGTGGCGATGTCGAGGTTACAGGTTGGCTCATCGGACCGAGCATAGCAAACATCGTCATGGCTATCACCAAACTTGTCTCTGGCACAACGACTCCGGTGCAACTCACCATCACACACTGTGACGGGGTGTATAAGGGTATCGTCGTTCACTGGGACCGGCAGTACAACCTCGCGAATTTCGACCACTACGAGATCCAGGTGTCTGCCGACCAGACCAACTGGTATTCCCTGAAACTCGACGGAACGGGCTGGCAGGGCACGATTAATCAGTGGACCAGCACCCCGGACAATTTCATCCCTCATTTTCCCATCCCGTTCGGGGGAACCGCGGAAAATCCCATTGCTATAAGGCTGTACTACCGTGTGCGCCAGGTCACAATCCTGGGTGTCGAGGGGGCGTGGAGTGACGTGGCCAACGCAACCACTTCTCTGATCGAGACTGGGGACATCGCAGCCCGTAGTATTGCGGCAACAAAAATGATAGTTGGCGAACTCACGGCCAGGGAGATGGCCTTTGGTGCAGAAGAAGGTGGGTACTCGGTATACGAAGACGCCGATCCTGCTGCACCTGCCGCAGAGATCTTCGACCTGTCCCAGCCCGACTGTGTGGGATCGCGTGGAACCATCCCGGCGGCTGGGAAGGAGGTGGTGTACGCACCGCCCACTGCGATAGACGAGGTCCTGCGGGAGTTCCGGGGGTTTCACTCGCCGAGAATGATCGGCCAGAGTGAGGCGCTTTTTCAGACCGCTAAGAACTTGATAAAGAGTCCTGAAGATCTTACTACTGCTGATTGGACTCCTGTAGGAGCACCCACACAAGTTTTGACCAATCAATATGTTGATGGAAAACGGCTGACCAAGATCGGAAATACAGGCGCAGCGGCGGATTACGTCCAGCAAGTCTATACGGCGGCTTTTACTCAAGCAGGAATTGCCGGTTCCGTTATTTGCCGCAAGGGTAGTTCAGTTGGGAATGTTGCCTATATAAGGATATACGATATCGATGGTGCGGCAAACATTTTTACTTTACCTATTGATTTCGATAACTATCCTAATGCTCCTGGTGCACCGGGTGGCGGCGGGACGCTACATAATTATACTTGGATTGACTCTGAAACTGTTGAGATTCAGTGGATAGGAACTCTCGCTGCGGCAGGTAATGATATACGTATTTATCTATATGGTAGCCCGAATGCGACAGATGGTGAATACACCTACTGGACCGCTGTTCAACTCGAAGATCTCCCTTATCCAACTCCCTACATAGATCAATATCGATATCCAACAGGAGTAAGACCTGCTGTTTCTCCTAACTACGCGGTGACGATGCCGGAGAAGTTTGCTTTTAAGGTGAAGATCAGGCCGTGGTTTGCTTATGATACAGCCATAGGTCATCGAATAGCGGAGTGGCATGTAGATGTAAATCACCGTTTTATTCTCTATTATATATCGGGAAGTGATAAGTTTTGTTGTTGGTGGAAGAATGATGTTGCTGGTACAACACGTTATCTCTATACACAAGTATTTGACGACAGCGCCCCTAACGATGTCAATTCGGAGATTATCCTCTACGGACAGATTGATCTTTCAACACAGCTAGGGAATAACGCTTTCTTTGCTATTGTAGCTGGCGTAAAACAAGCAGAAGATAACGACTGGGGTGGTGCTCCTGACGCATATTCAGCTACTTTAACAACTCTTTCTATCGGCCATGAGCTTGCGGCAAACCATGCCGACTCCCTCATCGAATACGCTAAGTTCTGGACCTGGGATGGGGCTGCTCTCGGTACTCTTGCCGATGAAACCGACATAGACCGGGTTACTGCTGATCTGACTTCACTATTCGATCTCACCCTTGAAGACTACTCCTTGGCTCGATACAAGCCCGTTTCCAAGCAGGGCGCGATCGGGATCTTCCAGAAGACCAAGAACCTGGTAGATTTCCCCGAAGACCTGACCGACGCGAGCTGGCTGGACGAGAATGCGAACATCACGCCTTCCCTCTCGGACTACTACATCAATGGTAAGCGGTTCACGAAGCTCCTGATCACCGACGCCAACCCTGCCTTCACCTACAAGGACGTGGAAGTAACTACAGCCACACCGTCTTTTCAGGCGATCTTCATGCATGGCTTGTCAGATGTCACGGTTATCGACCTGACCGAGCGCGGCGTGGCGACTCGCGGGACCATCACGATAACCTGGAGCACAAAAACTATAGCAGTCGCAGACGGGGCGACCAACCTCGAGTATGTATGGATTACAGACAAGAAGGTCTGGGTGGCGGCAACGGCCGCGGCTGTTGTCATAGCCAACGATGTTGAGATACACATCTACCCGGACACCACCGAAGCCAACCTTGATCACATCTACGTCACCGCCGTGATGGTAGAAGACATAGCCCACCCAACTCCCTACACCCCGACAGAGCGGGCAAAGGACGGGATTCTCAACTATCCCTTTGAGATGCCCGAGAAGTTCTCGATTTGTTTCTGGGTGAGGCCGTGGTTCAAATACACTTCAACTAATTTTCATCGCTTTATAGAATGGATCATTGATGCTACGCATAGATTTATGATCTATTACGATAGCGATAATGATCTAATCAAACTTTATTGGATAGATGGTGGGGTTGCTAGAGGACTTGCATCTCAAACTTTTGATGATGGAACGGCGAATGATGATATAAATCAAGAGATTTTTGTTGCTGCTTCGGTAGACCTTTCGAGCCAAGATGCAAATGGTTCACGATTAAAAGTCTACGCCGACACTATAGGAGAAAGTACAGGTTTCGGAGCAGCTCCCGACGCTAAAAGTAGTTCATTTCCTACTCTATCTATTGGGCAAGAGGCCGGGAGATGGGAAGCCGATGCTTTCCTGAGTGACCTAATGATCCTCCCTAACGTCCTGCTGACCGAAGAGCAGATGGACCGGCACTACAACACCAGGCGACCCTGGTACTCTTTGAGCGAGGTGGCGAGCTTTGACCGCCAGGTGCGGATCGACCGCAACGGCATCCGGCTACACAACGCAGAGCTGAACATCACCGACTGGCGGAATAGGCAAATCCTGATCTCCAACCGTGATGGGATGAAGGCGCTGGATGCTGCGGGAAAGTGTATCCACGATATAGCTGATGCGCCGGTTCTGGTCGGTAATCGTTATTGCGGGCATCGGCATTGGTTTCAGGATCTAGGCACGTATATATTACTGAATACAACCTCTCCAACACTGGATAGTTGGACAGAGATTACTTGTTTAAACACTGGTAACGATAACATGCGATTGGGTTTGTTTAAAATACATATGAGCTGGTCCGCCGTTGCTCAGAATTATCCCTTCATGGCGATATATTTCCGTCCTAAAGGAACTTCTTGGGACAAAGGCACTACTAGCAATACACCGGGATGGAGTAGTCAGGCACTTACCGGTGCGGCACACTTAACCTTGATGTCGGACGTGATTATGATGGAGTGTCCTATCGGAGATGACGATAAGATTGAGTACTATTTTTCAGTACCCGGAGCCTCTACTGACGAGATTCTTACAATTACTCAGCTAGGAGGAGCAATCTGATGCGAGTAAGATATGACATTAAAACAATAAACGGAAAAAATTATATCGTTCAATCCCAACTTATTTCTACAAAAGAAGGACCAAAAGAGTTTTATGAATTCACAAAGCCTTTTGCAAAGAATCTTGTGAATGAGTATGGGAAACTTCAGTGGACGATACGAGAGAATCCAGACTATGACTCTGAAACAGATCACATGGATGATCGATATATCATTGAGCAAAAGCCGATTCAACCGACTACCGAAGAACTAGAGAAAGAACGAAAGGCGGCGGTCAAGAGACAACTTGTAGCCGAGCTGCCCGACATCATCCTGCAGAACAAAGACAACCCCGAAGCCCTGGTGCAAGAACTGTGCGACAGGGCGAAGCAGATAGAGGTGGAGATAAAGAATGAAACCGGAAGAGATCCAAAAACTATCAATCCAGAAGTTTCTTGAAGAGGCCCAGAAGGAGGCGCAGAAGCTCTCCGACCGCGATCTGTTGGTCAAGACGTATGGAACCGTCAAGTGGCTTGAGGGCGTGATGGGTAACGGTGGCGGAGTCCTTGAGGATATCCGGCAGCTGCAGAAAGCCCAGACTCGCTACGTGACCAGGGGCGAGCTCATGCTCACCATGGGCATCATTTCGGTGATATTCGCAGGAATAGGAGCGCTTATCATTTTTCTGTGACATAGCGAACTGGGAGGGGAACTATGGAAGATAAATTATTTCCCATACAGATCGATTGGAAACTGACTTCTGATTTCGGGGAAATGCGGCCGATCAACGCACCTCCGGAGAAAAAGACCCACGTTCACGGCGCCTGGGACCTCGCGGTACCCGAGGGTACGCCGATGATGGCCTCCGAGCGGGGCAAGGTGTACCGCTTGGTCCAGTTCCGCTCAAACAGTCAGACGCACAATCTATTTTGGGACGATCAGAAGTGGTTCGCCTTCTCCAACTATTTTTACGATACATTCGGCGGCCTGCTGATCCTCGAGGGAGATAGTGGACTGACCTATGTATTCGCCCACATCTGGGCTCAAAGCATTCTCGACGACCTGTTCGGGGAGCACTCCTCCTGCCAGATCAAGGAGGAGACGGACAAGAACGGCAGCATAGTGAGTCTGTGGAACATGAAAGATCCGGATTATGTGGAAGCGGGAGACCGCATCGGATCCAGCGGCAACGCCGGCTATTCTACCGGGGCGCATATCCATCTGGAGCTACACTATCGACGGGAATGGCTGCGATGGGAGAAGCGAGACGATCCAGCGGAGATCTGGCCGATAGAACTGCAGAAACAACTGGACAAGGCGGGGGAGAGGGAAGGATGAAACGAAAATTGGGAAGGAAATTCGCCTTTGCTATCTTCTGTGCGGTACTTTGCCTATTATCCGTCGTCGCTTTCTGCAGGTACATCAAAGAGCCAAATGCGCCACTGTTACTGTCGATGGTTGCCGCGCCGTGCCTGGCTATAATCGCCGGCGTAGTGGGAGTGGAAGGGGCAAGAGATATCAAGGTATCGAAGTTAAATAGTGAGGAAACGAAATGAAAGAATTACGAGATGGAACAATTTTATTGTATAGATCAGGCAAGGGTTTTATAAGCAGAGCCATAGCGTATTTCACCGGAATGCCTTATGCACACGTCTCTGGTTATATCCAGGGATTCACCTTTACTTCTTCGGTCTGGTGGTCGGGGATCTGGTTTAAAAGCGGTATCTACATCAGTATCGGCGCACGGGAAGCGGATGAGTATTGGCAGCCAATCAGAGAACTCACTCCAGGGGAAAAATTAGCGATACTGCGCTACTTCATTGATAGCGTTAACAAACGACGGCCGTATAACTTCGGAAAGTTTCTGGTACTGGCGATTGTTTATCCGACGCGCGGATTTTGGGAGAAGATAGGGTGGGTTCCGTTCAGTGCAGCGTTCTTTGGTGACGTATGTAGCATCGTTTGGGATGAGGCATATAAAGGTGCCAATTGGGATCTTTTACCGAGGCAAAGTGAGGAGTATACGGTGCCCGGTGATATTCGTAAAAGTAAGTTGTTAGAGAAGGTGGAGGCATGAATGTCAAAGCAAAATGGATTCTGGTTGCCTTTGCGATCGGCCTTCTGGTCGGTGCGGGTGCTGTGCTTTACTTTGTGTATCGCCCTGCTTCTGCTACCATCGTTGAGTTACGCGAACAGTACGACCGCGATAGTTCGATCTACCGAAGAGCGTTATCTTACAATATTGGCCTACTCGAAGCAGCTGGCCGAAGAGCTGAGACTGCAGAAGATCTCGCTGGCCGAGTACAGGCAGAAAGCGAACGACTTACAGAGCGAGCTCGCCGGAATGAGCAGCGATTTAGAGAACTTACAGACCGATTCGACGGAATTGAAGCAGGAAATCTCCGGTCTGAAGAGCTCAATCGACGAATCGGTGAAGAAGCAACAAGAGGACTTAAAGAAATACGAGGATTTGGAGAAAACCTGTCAGGAGATAGCGGAGACGGCTCAGAAAGAGATCCGCCGACAGAAGATTAAAACGGCGATCTACGTGATCCTGGCGGTTGCCGCGGCCGGAGCTGCGGGGTACGGGATCGGCAGGCTGGCTGACTAGTTTTTCGTATAAACGATTACTTTGCCTAAGATCCTTTTCTCTTTAAGGTTCGTGCCAATAAAACCACCGGCGCCCATCGGAGTGAAGATTGTACCTGAATCTCTCGATTCAATCCCGATTATTACAGCATCGCCTCCCAAGGCTGCCGTTTCTATAACCATTCTATCTTTTAATTCCTCAAGATAAAAATCCCAGCCTTCGTCTGAAACTTCAATCATGGCAATCACTTTATAAGGCCGTTCTGGATCTTCCACTAATACTTCTATTTGTTCTGGATTTGTCTCTGCCCTGATCTCTGAGTCAAGACGGATAAAATCTGCGGTGATGCACCCAGACAATATACTAACTAAGATGATCAGAATCGCTATTCTATTCATATCTTGTTCCTCCGGGTAATTAACCAGATTTTCAACCGGGCGAAAAACATTCTCCATTTACTCGTCCTTATCAGCGTAACATCCTTTTGGGGATGTTTGGATTCGTCCAAAAATTGAACCCACCAATTACCATGCCGCTTTATCACAACGGCTCTTCCACAAGAACACTTATTTCCTTTTGCTAGTTCAACAAACTCAAGACAATGAGGACACCGTATACTCATCTTTTGGCCTTCTGCCTTGTAATCGCATAAAAGTGCTTCCGGCGAATCGCTCCAGGGATTAGTATCCAGTTTATCCGGATTCTCGATACGGTTTCCTATCCGTGTGATTATGCTCATTTCCAATACCTCCTATTGACAGAGTATAGCCTAACAAGGTGACTAATATGTGCCAATTGATCCCAATACTTGCAATTTACCCCTTACATAAACATCTATAGATGACGGGAAATCTTGTATCTCCTGGTACGTTTTTTCTGCTGAATCTGCCACATTTCTTACAGAATAAGAAATGTCGTACAAGCCACCGGCTAAATCACGCATTCCTTTCTCAAATATCAGTGCAGATACAATCAAGGAAATCCCTATCACAAGGGAAGGTAAAATCCTGAGCAATGTTCTTTTCATTTTCTCGCACCTCCTATTGACAAGCATAGCATATCGGGTAAAATAAAGCAAGAAATATTGAAAAAAAGTGTTGACAAGGCATCGTAGATGTGCTATTGTCTTAATCATGGGAGTGGAAATGGCAGAAAAAACAAAAGCTTATGCGTTCAAAATATGGCTCAATGAGGACGAATCAGAGCGTTTTGAGGCTTTTGCGTGCGAAAGTGGTATGAAAAAGATTGCCATTGCCAAGAAAGCTATCCTGCGTTATATCGACGAGAACGAACAGAAATCTGAAAACTAGCGGGGGGGGAACTGCAAAGGATGAATGGCGCATTAGTAGACAGAATATTTAAAAGGCGAATAGAATGCGTAACTTCACACCTATTCCCAACCCTACGACGACCCCACGCATATCAGCACGCAAGGATATCGAGAAGATTGCCAGGGACCAAAGAGTGTTCATGGTCACCTTCTGGTCTTTCTTCAACGAGCTTGGCGAATGGCGCGAGAACGTCGACCGACGGCTCGAAGCTATCGAGCATAAGCTTCCCCACCGGCAGGACTGAGACTACCTCTACAGTTAATTTTCCTCACCAAGTCACCCCGCATATAGGGGATCTGTCTGTCCAGGTGCGGCAGGCGATCCTTGCCCGTATCCGACGTTGCGGACGTATAGGCGACGAGCGTGAGGCGCGGTGGCTGTACATCGTCCATGGTGTCGGCTTCCGGCAGTACCGCTCCGCTTATGAGACTGGCCGGCAGGAGGCCCGGAGGGTGCGGACTGAGCAGGAGGGGCGGGCGTGAGTGATGACCGTCTTGCAATCCTGAGTGATGCAAAAAAAGCCGTTGCTATGGCACATGACGTAGTACATGTCCAAAAACTGATAAAACTGGCTGAGGTGATTCTGGCTGTAACTGATACGGAAGAAATGCGGGAAAAGGCGATGGAGCTTTATTTACGCTCCCGTAAGCGACGGGGTGAAATAGTCGAGAAGTTGCCGAAGCAAGAGCCAGGTCAGTATCAGCAACGGGGTAAAAATGACCCCGTTGCTCCTACCCTAAAAGAACAGGGAATTGATAAACACGAAGTCAAGAAGGATTACAAACTACTCACAATTCCAGAACCGAAGTGGGAAGCTTTCTGTGCTAAAACAGACAAGAATTTTACTGCCGCACTTCGGATAGCGAAAGGAATCGAACGAGAGAAAAGGCGAAAAGAGAATGCAGAACTGGCAGCCAAGGCCGCTCTCCTTCCCGATGCAAAAGCACAAACCATAGTGATCGATCCACCCTGGAATAAGTTGGATGAAGGGGATGTAGATCAAATGGGCCGGGGCCAACCTACCTATGAAATGGTCAAATATGAAGATCTGCTCAAACTCAAGATCAATGAACGAGCTGAAAAAAGTGCTCATCTCTATCTCTGGATCACCAACCGCAGTTTGCCCAAAGGTTTCCCTTTACTGGAAGCTTGGGGCTTCCGTTACATCGTTTGTTTGACTTGGTGCAAACCTTCTTTCGGAATCGGCAATTATTTCCGGGGGCAAACAGAACATATTCTGTTTGGTGTTCGTGGTTCTTTGCCACTACTCAGACAGGACGTAGGAACCTGTTTCAATTGGAATCGCGCCAAAGACCATAGTTCTAAGCCAGAAGAATTTTACGATCTGATAGAGACGTGCAGCCCAGGGCCATGGATGGATCTTTATGCTCGCCGAAAGCGTCCAGGATGGATTTGTTGGGGGGCAGAAATTGAAGCCAGTATTTGATTTTGAAAAAAAACTAGCATTTTCTCAGGGTGTTCAACAGGAAACTGATATCGAGACATTGCAAAAACTAATTGATGGTTGTGATTCCATCATCAAAACATCTACAGAAATAGACAAAAGCGGAATTGACTATATTGCGACTTTGAGACGTGGAGCCACTATTCGAATTGATGCAAAGACAAGAGAGAAAGGATGCTCTGAATTCTGGCGATATGAAGAGCCAGAATTTGCACCTGAAATATGGAGCGTTATGCCATATGGGAAATTCAATATTCCACCAGAGCAGGCGAAAGTGGGTTGGACGCTCGATGAAAAAAAAGAAGTTGATTATATCTTCTGCACATTTGATCCGGTAGATAGTAACAAAGTCTATCTTTTACCTTTTCAGCTTTATCGCATGGCTTTTCGCAAAAATTATCCATGCTGGAAAGAAGATTACCAAATATCAATTCAAGAATCAAAGAAAAACGGACGTTCCTGGCAATCCCAATGTGTATTTGTTCCGGCTAGCATCATTTTGAATGCTATTTATATAGAAATGGAAGCCTACAAGAAATTGTTGGATCAACAGGAATTGGATTTTGGAGGCCAATCTTGAAGCGGATCTGTGCCTGGTGTAAAGAGCCGATGTGCGAGATAGCCCCGGAGCAGCAGGGGATAACTCACGGTATCTGTGAGTCATGCAAAGCGAAGATTATGGCCGAGAAAGACGGCCAGGACGGGGCGGGGCCCGCATCGTTCTTCAACCGTTCCCGTCCTTCTTTGAGGAACGCAAACTGTGAGTGCAGTTGAAATAGCGGAGGGAATACTGTTGACGGCACTGGTAGCCGTGATCGTAGTACCCGGGCTGATCCTGGCATTTATACAGGGCTGTTTCGGTAAGAGGCGATCCAAAGAGTAATAGGGTGCGGGTTGATTGAACAAGCGATGTTCGGTCTGCCCGTACTCCACAATGGGCTACCTGGGGAAGATCGCTCTGGGCGTCGTCCAGCTTCCCCAGGGTCTTATCATCCAAGGAGTACGGGATGAATATAAAAATAGGTAAGAAATCCAAAAAGCGGCAAACCGCGAACAGGAAGCCGGTGAAGCGACAGGCCACCAAAGGAAAGCCTGTTAAGCGGCAGACTGCGAAAGAGAAACCACCAGTCAAAAAGATTGAGCAACCCGCAGCAGCCCCGGCAGTGATAGAGACTGCCCTCCCGCAGGTCCAGCGAGAGCCCATGACTGATGCAGAGATCCTCGAGGCGTTCGATTTAATGGGGATCACCGCGAAACTCAACGCCCAGCAGAAGAATCTCTTCCTCGCAGTAGCACGGGATTTCCGCCTTAATCCGCTAAGACGTGAAATCCACGCCGTAAAGATGGGTGGGGATGGCGATGAGGGTGGCGGCACCCTGGTTCCGGTGGTCGGTTATGAAGTCTACATCGACCGGGCCGAGGAAACAGGACGTCTCGAGTACTGGTACATCGAAGAAGCCGGCGAGATTGACTTTACGGATTGGAGGAAATCCACCTATCGGGTGACGCTAGTCGTTAAGCGCCGGGACTGGCCTAAGGAGTTCCGGTGGGCCGTCCGCTACACCGAGGCGATCGGTCTGAAGTGGAACAAGGCCCAGCGATGCCATGAACCGAATTCAATGTGGCTCAAACGGGGCCACTTCATGACGCAGAAATGCACGATCGGCCAGGGATTCCGGCTTGCCTTCCGTGAGAGTTTACGGGGAATGCCCTATGTCGATGCCGAGATTGAAAACTCTGAGAATGGCGAGACACCGAAAGAAGAAGAAGGTGAGCTCCGTGCACCCCAGGCATTAATAGTTGAACCAAGCGAGCCCGCTCTCCCAAGTGTCACAACTCCGGAACTCCCCATAGAGATCGTAGAAGCCCCGCCAGAAAATACCAACCAGGATCCTTACTCAGAAATAATGGCGATCCTAAACGCCAAAGAGAAATCAAGAGAAGGACCCATGATCGCGTTGTTTGCCAGTCAGGAAAAGATTGAATGGAAGGCCAAGGCGGATATGGCCCGGGGAAACCTGGAAGAAATACTCGCACTGCTTCAGGGACTCGATGTAGTTTCCGAGGAGCGGCGCCTAAAAATCAAGGAGGAATCATGAACGAAGTAATGGTAGCAGAAAGAACCGAAATCGAAAGCGAGGTCAATCCGGTTGTCGCTGCGGCGCAGAGTCTTGTGGTGAATGATGCCACAAGTTACACGCAGGCGATGGAGCTGGGGAAGGCCTGCTCGGCGAAAATTAAACTCGTCGAGGATAAGCTGGGGCCGGCCAAAAGAAAGACCTACGAAGCTTACCAGGAAGTGATGCGGGTGATGAGATCCTTCATCCAACCGCTGGAGGCGGCAAAGAAACTACTTTCCAGGCTGGCATATTCATGGCAGAAAGCTGAGGAGGATCGCAAGAGCAAGGAAGCGGAGGAAGCCCGGCGTCTGGCTGAGGAAGAGGCTGCAGCGAAACGGAAGGTCGAGGAAGATGCTCGTCTGGCCGCTGCCGAAAGGCTCTCCAATGAGGGGATGCAAGAGCAGGCCGATGAAATGCTGGAAACTCCTATCGTGGTCGAAGTCGAGGAGGTTGCTGCTCCCGCACCGAAGGTAAAGGTCCAGGGAGCTTCGACGCGAGAGAACTGGGTAGGGAAAGTGGTCGATGAAAGTCTGATTCCCCGCGAGTACATGACTCCAGACCTGGTGAAACTTAATCGGATTACGAAGGCGCTCAAGGGCGAAACCCGGATTCCGGGGTGGGAAGTTTCTGATGTTGGTACCGTGGCATTTCGGGCATGATCGAATACAAGCTCCCTGCAGGACTTGAGATTACGCATTTTAAGGATGGTGGGCACTGGTTTACCTATCAAGGTCACTACCTCAAATCCGTGGGGAAAATTTTGAATACAGTTTTCCCGATGCCGGAGATCAATCCCTACTATCTGACCAGAGGAATTATGATCCACAACGCAACCGTGATGATCGATGCGGGGAACCTTGATTGGAGAGCACTTGATCCGCGGCTGACTCCTTATTGCAAAGCCTATCAATCCTTTCTCGAGATGTCCCATCCGATCGTAGAAGCTTCGGAGTTGATAGTCGTCGCCTCGGATTGCACACACGGCGGCCGACTGGATCGAGTTTTCCGTCTGCCTGGCCGGGAGCGACTCATCGTGGCTGACATTAAAGTCGGATCGGGAAAAGAAGAGCGATATTGGTTGCAGATCGCGGCCTATGCTCTGCTTCTCGCTGGTGAACATGTGGCCGATGTCGATTTGGCAATCCTCAATCTCCAGAAGAATGGGCAACCTCGTTTGACTGTTGCTCCGGATCCGGGAAGCAAGGTTGCAGAATGGCGAAAGATCCTTGCCACCTATCTCAACGGGGGAAGTGCATGATTCAGTTCACCACGAAGATATCAGCCGATGGAAATGGACTCTTTTGTATTGCGAAACCAAGGGGATTTGAGGATGCTCTTGCAGTTCTGATTGAACAGTCAGAAAAGAAATGCGGCGGTTATCTAAATTTGCGACTTGATCTACCTCGTCGACCCCGCACAACTGGTCCGCGTAGTCAAAACAATAGATTTTACGGTCATTGCGAGGACTTAGCCGAACAGGTGTTGGATGAAAACGGAGAAGCGAAATACACCAAGCAGCAAATACACGACGCAATGCTGAGAATGTCAGTTCCCGAAGGATATCCAACGTATCTCGACTTGAACGGGGTGGAAAGCTCCCTACCCTCAGCACAAGCAACAGTCGAAAACATGAAGATTGTTACCCGAACATTGCAGCGGTTCGCCGATATTCACGGTTTTTGGTTGCACGAATACATTGCGGATGGGCCGCTCAAGGGTCAAGTCTATAAATCCATCGGCGGCCGTAGTTACGAGGAAATGATGAAGCTCGATAAGAGCTCAATATCATACTGAGGAAGGAGGACGAATGACCGAGGAACGGATAGATAATGCCGCAAATACAATTCATTCATCTGCCAAATTATCAATT